AATTTCCTCTTTAACTTGGGCAATTGCCCAGGCTGCGTATAATCCCTTCTGTTCCTCTTTCCCGTCTTTAGTCTTTTCCCTTCTTAAAGTCATCTCATCTAAAACATCAATTAAGAACCTTTTTATTTTGTCTTTGAATTCTATCTTTTTGTCTCCTGATAAAATTGATTGTGCAATGAGATTTATGTAAAATCCCTCTTTTCTGTCCTTGACCACATAATTTGCCAAGCAGTTGAGGATTATATTTCCCACCGTTTCTTTTTCTAATTTAGTTAAATCTGGCTGTCCTATTTTGGTTTTGGGGAGTTTATTCAGTTCCTTCTGTGTAGGGAAGGATTTAGGCATTTCTTCTCCCCTTAATGAAAGTATTTTTCGGTTAGTGTTCATATTTTCTATTATTTACTTTTACTTCCAATTTCCCGACTTTTATTTCCAGTTCTATTACTTGTTTTTTTAAGTCCCGCATATCCAGTTTTAGTTCGGCGACATCGTTTTTCAAACTTTCTAAATGGTTGTTCTCCAACTCGTTCAACCTTCTCGCCAACTTGTTATTATTCCCTCTTGAAACAATAAAATCTATTAAAGGGGCTAAAACTTTCCAGACAAAGAGAGCAACAACTCCTGCCCAGCCCGCAATTTCAATAAGTTGTATAATTTCGTTTTCCATAATTACTCAATTATCATAATTCTTCTGGCAGCGGTTGATTCTTCGCTCCCGTAGGTTAATAAAGTATCATTTGTTGAATTGTAAGTAGCTTTTATCCAAGCATCTGAACGGACATTATCGGAAATTCTCAACTCATCTACTTTCCCGTCCCAAGGACCAGTGCTTCCATCGGCATTTACTCCGAAATATAGCGTCTCAGAGCCAGCGGAGATAGCTGAACCAGAGCTGGTGCCTACACTCGCCCCATTTTTAAACAATTCAATGCCTCCCGAACCATCATAAGTTGCTACGAAATGAACCCAAGTGCTGGTAGTGGGACTGGGGTCATCAATACTATACCAACTACCACTGTAAATCCCATAACTCAATTTTAAGTTAGTAATAAAATCCCAGCAGAAACGGGCTATCATAAGAGGGTCTGCCTGCTTAAAATCAAGCAGGTGGTGATAATTGTTATCAGTATAGTCATCACTATTCACCCAAAACTCCCAAGTGAAACTGCCATCAAAATCCCAGCTTCCCAAATTGATATAATCATTGGAACCATCAAAATCCTGCCCCTTGCCTATTAAAGCATCTGTTTCTATTGGTTCATTCGCCGCCGTTTTAGTTCCATCGTTCCCGTTAACAGTTGAATCTCCAATAGTAGAAGTGGTCAAATCGTCTAAATGATAAACCGCTTTAAAGTTACTATCCCAAGGAGCGGTTGAACTGGCGGCGTCGGAAGCCCCAGAATTTCCGTAGTAAATATAAAAAGTGGTTGTGGCTGTGCTGGAGACGGAAGGAATTTCCACCCAGTAAATTCCCAAAGAAGTGGAAGTGGAGTGAAGTTCCCTCTCAAAATCCAAAAGGGTCTGCCCGTCAGAATCGGTAAATCTAATATCCGTCCCGTCATCTTTCGCCTTGCTAAAATCAAAAGTGGAAGTGGTCAGCTTCACCATCACGGGAAAATTGGTCAGCCCGCTGTCTATCTTGTCATAGTCTATTTCCAGCTTTCTCCGATAAGACCAGCCCGTAAGCCAAGGGTCAAGATGCCCGTAGGCTTTCCCCTCTCCTATCGCCTCCAAAAAGAATTCGGTTTTCTTCACATTTAAAGGAGCGTTTATCTTGCCTCTAAAGTAAGTAAATCCCTCTGGCAAATAGGTTTCTATTTTCTTTTTGGCTTTCCTGCCTTTTTTGTCTTTGACGGGAATATTGTTTTCTTTAATAAACTGCTTTATCGCCTCCTCGTCGTATTTGCTCTCTTTTTGGGAAATCCATCTATCTTCATATCTTGTTTCGGTGTGATAGCCCGTAATCTCTTGTTTCTCGCAAGTTTTAGTTATTGTTTCGCCTGTGGTAGTGGAAACATAACTGCAATCATAAGTGGTTGTGGCGTATTCTGGAACTTCAACCGAATAAGGGACATTTTCTATCAAAACTCTCACATCGGAAATATATTGATTATCTTTTTGAAAGAAACCAGCGATAATGGCGTTCTGGGCGGCATTCTTATTCTCAACCGCAAAATAAATGTAATCTCCGCTGGCATACTCCTGCTTGTCGGTGTAAATTATCAAATCTTCATTTGAGGTATCATCGGTATAAGGGAAGCAAATCTCTTGCCCGTTCACATCTATACAGGGAACAGAAGGAGGCTCTAAACTTGTCCCCGCCGCCAAAACCGCACTAATAATACCTAAAGCGATTAAAATCTTTTTAATCTTTCTTTTAATCCAACACCAGACATTATTCAGTTTTTGTTTAATTTGCTTAATCATCAAGTTGATAAGTCCAGCAAATTGATACCCAAGTTGGAGTATTAGCAACGGAGGTCACTACCAAATCTATCTCGCTGTTAGCCGCTATATTAGCGTCGGCAAAAGTGGTGGTAGAGTTTTCGCCCGCTGCACATTGTAAATCCGTTCCGATAATATCAGCAGGAGTTCCGTCATCTTCCTGTAAATCAAAGTCTATAGTTTGGTCAGACTCGCACCAGATTTCAGTCATAGTTATAGCCTGAGTAGTTCTCCAAATAGACTGAAGGTCATCAGAGGCAGTCGGGTCTTCTATGTAGATACATTTGGTATCGGTATAAAGTTCAGCGTCAGCATCAAACTGCGTTCCTGTTAAAGTTAAACTTCTGCCAGCGGTGTAAGTCGTGTCTTGGTCGTCGTAATTACAATCTAAACCTGTTCCTGCCACATATTTACATAACTTCCCATCGGTTAAAGTTCCTTCGTTCACGCTTAAAGTGTCGCCTGTCAGGTCAAGGAGTGTTCCGCTAACTGCGAGATTAGTATCATCTGAAATATCTATTGTGGTAGTTCCCCAAGTTCCCGAACTAACCCTAATAAGCCCTGTCCAGCCAGAGGTATCCTGTCCTGTTCCGCCATAGGCAGTTCCTATCTTATTTCCCTGCCAAGTTAAACCAGAAGAAGACCAGTTAAGGGTATTAGAAGACCAACTTAATCCCGTGCCTGCGGTTATTCTATTTGAAGGAGTTTGATAAAAACTTTCCCAATTAGTGGTGCTGGCTGATAAGGGGATTGCATATCCTGAAGTTAAAGCAATACTGTCTCCTGAAAGTTCCAATCCTGTAGCACTTACTGATAAGTTGGTATTGTCTGAAATATCAATACTATTTAAAGTGGCAATACTTCCTAATCCTAAAGAAGTTCTGGCGGTCGCTCCGCTTTCTCCCACAAATCTTGAACCGTCACCGACAATAAAAACTCCATCTGAAGGAGTTATATTGTAAATGCTTCCCAGTTTTGAAGCAGAATTTTTAATTAGGTAATCTATTGAAGTAGTGACGGTTGAGTTATCAATACCAATTTTAGCCTCAAGAGCGTTAGCCCAGTCCGCTTCAATTGTATCTCCTGTTGACCAATTATTGAGATCACCGGGAAATTGATTAGCGGCCAAAACAATACTTCCTGTTATTAAAACCGCTATTAAGGTTGTAAGTAAGATTTGAAACTTTTTCATATTAGTGTTTTGTTTCATTATTCCAAGAAGAATTATGCTTTGTTTCGTTGTCCCAATCCGTTCCTTCGCCCGCTTTTATTTTCCCAAACCTTGATTTTCCGAATTTAGCCATACCAAATTTAGCAGGCGGATTGCTAAACTCCTCATTATCCCAAGAAGTGCTGTGTGGTGTTTCGTTATCCCATTCTGTTGCCATAATACTTTATTTCAACTAATTTTGATTTAATTTGTTGGATTAACCTTTTTAGAATTTCCGCTCTCTCCCTTAAGACAAACTCATTAACAAAGTAAGGTTCAGGGTCAATTGCTCCAAAATAGCCATTGTCCTTATTTATTGTCTCTCCGTTCTCATCAACCCGCTTCAATCCTAAATGAAGGTGGTTGCCAGTGCTGAAACCAGTATTATCTCCATATCCTATCAAATCTCCCATCTTTACCTTTTGCCCGTCCTTAACCACAAATTCCTTTAAGTGCCAATAGCGGAGTTTGAATTCTTTGCCGATAATATCTACTCCTATTCCTCCTCCCATATCAACATAGGTGTTAGCCACTCCTTCAAAATCTCCGCTGTGGTAAATCGGCTCTCTATACCAGCAGGCAAGGTCAAATCCGTTGTGGGCTTTTAATCCGAATTTCCTGTAAGCGGGCAACATCTTCGGTATTGTTCCCTTTGGCCCGAATTTCTGGACGATACACGATGTTAAGAGAGGTCTATATACCCTCATTTTTCAATTGTCCCTATTGTTGTCGTTGCGCCGGTAGCAATACAAGAGACTTTTCCCGTGTATAGGTTCTGGGGTGTTATCTCGTAATACTCGCCTGCTTCTATCTTAATTCCTTTATTTGCCGCCGCTGTGGAAGTCGCCCCAAACACGCAATAAACAGGATTAGTGCTGTCTTGATTGCTTATTAAGGCATACAATCTCCCGGAATTGGCAGACAATACCTCTGTTGCGGTAGAAGTAGCCACCGAAGTGGTAGCATTCGTTGCCGAGCCAAAAGTATTATAAAACGCAAATCCTGCCGGCGAAGGAGAGTGGGCAACATATCCTATAATCAGTCCGATTATTAAGGCTGTTAAGATGTAAATTACTTTGTTCATATTATTTTCTTTTTTTTCTTCTTTTTGCTGAAATGTAACCTCTGCCAGGGTGGGCAGACTTTCTCACTCTTGCCTTTCTTGCTCCAGCCAAAAATCTCTTCTTGCCATATTTCTTTATGCCAGCAGCAGCAGCAACTGCGGCGGGATTTCTCGCTCCTCTCGCTTTAGCCGAAGCCTCTATCGCCTTAAATCTTTTACCGCCTTTCTGAAAAGGTTTGGTTGTTTTTGCCGCTCTTTTGTAAGCCAACCTTGCTTTTCTTGCCCTCTCATAAACTCTCCTGGGAGTTCCTTTTCTTGGGCCTCTTTTTTTGCCTTTAAGGAGTTTGATAAAAACTTTCCCAATTAGTGGTGCTGGCTGATATAGGGCTCGTGATATTTTTCTCCGAGTTGCCAGAGAAAGACGTCTTTTTTTTCTTTTCTTAGCCATCTTATCTTTTAATTATTTTTATTATTTAACACGACCTTTTAAGCCCTGATGGGCTTGTGCCAGCCCCCATAAAGGAGCTGAGCAAGCCCACAAGGAAAGGCTACTGAGGAATAATCAATACTCTCCAAGTTCCAGAATCTAAATCTACTGTTGCATCTCCAGTATTAAATAGTCTTATCTCTGTCGTGCTTGCCGCCTGCACATAACAAGTAGCAGACATATCTTGCAAATCATACGGAGCAGAAACCAAGCAGAAATCGCCTAAAGCAGCACCGGTGACGGTTAAAGATTTAGTCTCCCCTGTGCTGGTAGCCAAACTTCCCGGGTCCCAAGTTGTCGTAGCATTCAATACTCCATCAAGAGTATTCAATTCTGAAGCATCAGCAGTTACTCCATCTAAAATATTCAATTCTGAAGTAGAAAGTGTCGCACCATCCAAAATATTCAATTCATTAGCAGTGGCGGTTACTCCGTCTAAAATATTCAATTCGCTAACAGTGGCAGTAATACCATCTAAGGTATTTAACTCCGAAGCAGTGGCTGTTATGGCTGTTCCGCCCAGTTTCAATTCTCCATCGTCCACCTTAATCCCTTCGGTAAAGGTAATCTCTCGGTTATATACCGTTCCGCCAACCGCAGGAACGCTCGGATGGACAACATAACCAATCATAAAACCCACCAAGAAAACCAAAATTGCTATAACTGTCAAAAATTTCTCTTCCATAGTTCTTAATAGATTAAAGGTTAGTTAGTCCAACCAGAAGCGTCTATTCTTACATCTACAAAAGCGCTTTTGTTCATCTCAAATACTTTAGCACCGTATAACTGCCAAGCGAGGACAATCCTGCCTAATCTCTTTTCGGGTTTTCTAAATTCAAAAGTAATATCCTTCTGGATAACCAAATCAAGAGCTTTCTTAATTCCGACAATACAGTGAGACCTTTGGATGCTCCAAGCATCAGCGGAAACTGAAGTAGCGGTAGAGATGTCCCCATAACCAGAGATGGTGATGTAGGAAGTGCCATCAGTAGCAGTAACTCCGTTCTGGGTCAAAATCCTTCTGTCTTCTGTTCCTAACTCCACATAAGTAGTGCCAGCTCCAGAACTACCATTGATAGCAGCCACCAGATTATCAAGAGTGGCAGCAGTATTAGCACCAATCTTAACATTCCCAGCAGTGCTACCAAGAGTGCTCTTGAAAGTAAAGGTCACTCCAGCAATAGTCAAAGTCTGACCATCAGAAGGATTATCCGCTGGCGTCCATTTAGCAGAGAAAGGAAGATTTTGGGAGACAATAATGTCCATTCCAAACCTTCTTCCTACTTTACCGTTCTCACCAACTTGGTCTGCCATTCCAGTATCTTTACCACCAATGTATTCCAGCAAAGTAGCGTAGGTTCTCGGTCCAATAATGGCAAATCTTCCTTCTTGAGAGCGAAGATAATTGCTTAACTTAACTCCAGCCTGAAGGAAGATTTTATCAATATTACTGGTAGAAACCGAGATGTAGTTCCCCGCAGTTCCACCGATGTCGCCGTCATCTATATACGACTTAGCTGCGCTTTGAATCGTATCAACTCCTTTTTGCTCCAATTTGTTCTTAAGAGCCTGTCCTGCCATTCTGGCATACATCGCAGCTGCATCGTATTTGTTCTGAATACGGTCGATGTCATCAACTTCAAAGGGAACTATCTTTTGCTGGTCAATGGTGACATAATCATCAGTCGCTCCGACATCCTGTAAGGTCACATCACTCCCCTTCGTATAATCTTCCGCTGTTAAGGTTTTGGAGGCATAAGGTCTGTGCAGAACATCCATTCCTTTCTTTAACCCAGCTTTAAACTCATAATTGGCAATCGGCAGGATAACATTCTCCTTGTAGATTACATCTTGAGCGACAGCATCCCAAAGTTCCGCATTAAAGGCCGAAAGTGTGTTTGCCATTTTAATCTATTCAACTCAACTTCTAATAGAGCCAAATAGATTTCAGGCAACCTTTAAGTCCTACCCCTGTTTTTTAAGCCATTCCATATACTCTTGAAACTCTTTCCTCCCTTCAGGGGTGGAAGTATCAAAATCCTTCGGACTCATTTCACTGAAATCTCTTTTGGCTCCGCCCCCTCCTCTCTGAGTAGGACTTATTGAGGCTTTCTCTGTCTTTTCTTTTTCCTCTTCCTGTTTCTTCAAGAAAGAGATATAAGGGCTGTTTAAGGCTTCTTTGACATCTTTATAAGTGCCAACCTTAATATGCTTCCTTATCTCTTCCTTGATATTATCCGAGACATCCAGCGATTCTATCTCCTTTTCTCTGAGCTTTTCCTCAATCTTTTGGTCAAGGTCAACTTCTTCAGTTTTTTCCTTGGCCTCTTTTTCCTCTTTTTGAGGCTCTTTTTTGAGTTTTTCCAACTCAGCTTTTAATTTCTCAGCTTCTTCTCTTCTTCTCCTTTTCTGCTTAATAGCAGTTGCTAACTTCTTTTTTAATTCTTTGGTCTGTTTAGCCAGCTCTTCGGCGTCAAGAAGTTCTAACTCTTCGTCTTCGCCGAATTCATTGAGGTCTTCCTCCTCAATTTCTGGCTCTTCAGACTCTTCTTCAGGGTTTTCATTAGGATTGCCCTGTTCCTTCTCTTGGTCATCTGCCATAATTTTTCGGTTTTTAGAGAGGTTTGCCGCACCTCAATTAATTATTCAATTAATGAACCGCCAATTCTTCTGGCGTGGGCAAAGGCTATTTCTTTATAGTCTTTGCCGTTATCTTTGGAGTTGTAGGTTGCTACGACTTCGCCTTTGAAGTCAACAACCTTCACCTCCTCTATCTTCTCCTCTTTCTCCTCCCTCTTTTTCTTCTTGCCATAAGCCATATTACAATGAATAATATTTATCTTTTTGTTTATCTTCCTCTGTTCGACCTTTGGATTGTTCAATTGTGAGGATTTGCGAGAAAATATCCCGCAGAATAACAGAGGCTTTTTTGTTCGCTTTTAATTCAATTGCCAATTCTTCTGGATTATTTAAATCCTTTAAATTGTTGATATTCTCAACCCGTGAAATCATTTCTATTAAAAACTCTTTCAGTTCTTTACCAGCCGAGCTATTTAATATCTTTTTTATTGCTTCTAAATCCATAGTTAACCTAATCTATATCTTCCTCTACCTCGTCCGCCTCCTCTACCGTATCCCTTTCCGCCTCTGGCGCATCCGCTTCTATTCCTGTTCCTTCTGCCACCGCCCTTTACTCCTCTACCTCTACCCATTCCTCTTTTTGCTCCATATCTCATAGTTTTTTTCTTTTTTTTATTATTTTTGCGACCTTTCGGCTTGTAATGAGCCATATTCTTGTAGATTGACATCACTAATCGGTAATATCTGTCGCTTCCAACCGAAATGTTAGGATATTGTTTCGCTACCTGTCTTTTTGCTCGTTCCCAATATGTTTCCTGTTTCGCAGTTTTTACTACTCCTTTGGGCATATTACTCTTGCAATTGAAGTTTTTTGTCTTTTAACAAGTCAATTTCTTTTTGCATATACTCCTCAACCAGTTCTCTCTCTTTTTGAGCAAACTCTTCCCTCGTTTTTTGGATTGCTTCCTGTAATGCTCTGGTAGGATAAGCTTGTAAATATAAATCGTGCATCTCTTTTTGAAGCTTCTTTATCTTTCTGAATTTTTGGTCTTGCTCTTTTTTTATTATCTCTTTGGCTATGGTTAAAATTCCCTTCATTTTGCTGTTTGGAGCGCTTGCTGAAGCGCCGGAGGAACTGCTAATTCCTCTGATTTAGGCAATCCTTCCACATCAATTCCTTTCTTTCGCATTGCCATTTCAATTAAACTTCTCCTGCGGACAGGGTCGGTTTCTAATTGAATAAATGAATAAAGCGTTTCTAAATCGGTCAGCAATCTCGTATTCTCTCCTGAAATCACAACTTTCACTCTTGGTTTAAATCCTGCCCACATCTCTTTTTCAAGTTTGATTATTTCTTTTTCGCTTTTTAACAATTCGGCTAATTTGGCCTCTTTGATTATTTTTGCTTCCTCTTGGCTGTGGGGCCCAATAATAAGCAAATTATTTAAATACCAAACATCTACCAGCATTTCGTAATATCTTTTGAGGTTTCCGCCCGTAAGTTCTATCACTTTTTGAGCCTTTAAATCAGATAAGAATTTAGGCAAAATCCATTGTTCAATTAAATCTTCAAAAACCAAAGTTATTTTTTCTCTGATAAAGTCAAATAACTTGTTGGCATTTACATTGAGCATTGCTCCTAATCTGAACGGCGTTCCAGAAGGCATACTTTCTCCCCTCACTATCTCATAGGAATTGCATAACCTGTCAGCAACTTCCATCAATCTGTTCCACTCTGCTATTAACTGATCTATTCCGTGCAGTCGCATATCAATCTGGCTTAAATCTCCCGTATGAATAATATCTCCGTTAATTAAATCAGTCTTGATATTTGAAACAATCGTTTGCTTGTCTGCGGTTCTAAATATCACTTTTGAAGCCCACTCTAATCCTCTTGAGATTTGATTTGCTATCTCATTTGCCCTTACTTGGACATCAAATAAAATCTCGTATAATCCCTCTCTAAACCATCTGCCGTGATATCTGCCTCTGTGGATTTCTTTATAAGTATCAGACATCTTGCCCGGCAGTTTGTCAGCGTATAAAATCTTTTCGTTTCCTTGCTCGTTAAGATTGCAAACTATAATTTTGGCTAAAACATACTTGTCCTCGCTCCCGCCTTTTTTTCCTTGTGCTTCAAATAAATCCTTCTCGCTTACTTCTCCATTTCTTTCGTAAACCTCGTAATAAGGGGTCTCCATTTCGGTTTCTTTCGCTTCCTCTGTCGCTTTAATCATCATCGGCTTTACTTCTTTTAAGACCTCGTCAACATCCTTCCACACTCCTTTTTTGCTTCTTAAATAGGATTGAGTTAAACAATGTCTCTCTATAACTGGCGTTTCATCTATTGTCTTAGCTGTCTGATTGATTATGTAAACATTGTTAAAGTCCAATAACTCATAGCCGTCTTCTGTCTTTTTCAAAAGGGCGTTGCCCCACTCGGAGTTTGTTTCAATTGTCTCGTTCAGTTTCTCTCCTTGCCCTGTTTCTTTTAGCCAATCTTGTAAATAAGCGTTGGAGATTAAAAGCCGAAAATCATCTCTTTTTCCGCTACTCTCTAAAAGAATATCTTTTCTGTCAAAATCTATGTTTTTGATTTCTGAATCCACTCTTGGAGAAATAATATCAAACCAGTATTTGTAATCTCCTTGAGAATCTAATTTGCCTGACGAGTAGGTTCTGTTTTGGAAAAGTGAAATCCTTTTTACAAGTTTATGCTGTGAAAACTTAACTCCCGGCGATAATTCAACATATCCCCGCTTGTAATTATCAATTTCTTTTTTGATTAAATCTATGATTTTCATAAAAAAAAAGGGACTATCAAATGTCCACCAACCAAAAACTGGCAAACATTTGATAGCCCCTCGGGTCTTTCCCGTAATTGGGCTGATTTCGGGATTAGTTTTTAACTATCCCGCAAATTCAATTGTTATTGTATTTTAGCAATTCAGAATCCTTTGTCAAGTCCTTTCCTAAAATAATGTCGCCAAAACCTTTTTTTATTCTTACTGGCAAGCCCTTTTGAATAACAATGATCATCTTTCCAAACTTTAATTCCCTTATTTTTTGAATTAAATCTGCTTCCTTTGGGTCTAATTCCATTTGAATTTTATTCATAATCCCCAATCCTTGATTTTTTTCTTTTGGCGCTCTTCACGCCTTTTTTTTATTTCTTCTTTTTTTCTTCTAATGGGGTCGTTGTGCTGTTCAATTATGTCGTCTATGTTGATTTTGTTGAGCTTTTTCATAAGGTTTTCAATTTCTTTCTTGGGCAATTCTTCTAAAGTCTTAATGGCATCTTTCAATATCTTTGAAACATTTTTATTATTTATTGTTATTCCTTTTTTCATAAGCCGAAATCCCTCTTTTTCATATCTTGTAATAAAGTTCTTTTTTGCTCAATCTCAATCTCCCTTTTAATCTCATCTTCAGGAGCACGGGGATTGAGATAAACTAAAGCATATCTTATAGCGTCCATTGCGTGATTGTTTATTGGGGTTGGGTTCTTTGTTAATCTGCCCGCTCTGTCTCTTTCCCAGATGTAGTTTCTGTATTCTTTGATTATGTTGACGCTCCTCTTGGTCACGCTTATTCTCTGATTTTGGACAATTCCTATACCGTATCTTACTGAATCTGCTCCTTTTTCGCTTGGTAAGACATTTAAGCCATAACTTTTAAGTTCGTCTATACTTTTAGGTTCGGCTGAATCTGCTATCACTACTTTTGCTTCTTGGTTTTTGAGAATGTCCGATATTTCTTTATTGCTCAATCCTTTTTGGTAAACAATCTCATCTAAAATATAACCGCCGTTGTGGTAATAAATCGCTACAATCGCTGTTTCATCTAAAGAGTAGCCAAAGTCCAATCCATAGCACTCTAATCTCGCCTCGTGAGGTATTTCATCTATTATCCGCCAATCCTTGTAAATTCTATCCTCTGCTTCTCCTAATAGTCCTAATCCGAATACCCGCCACCAGTTGGGTCTGTCTTTTCTGGCTTCAATTGATTTTCTAACGCTCTCTGGCAACGCCTCGTTATCTTTGTAAGTCAAAGTTATTTCATCAATTTCATCTGCTCTGGCTGGTTTTAGGTCGGTGTAATACCAGAATTCGCTAACAGGATTCCAATCCATAAAAACAAATTCTTTTGTTCTCACTTCTAACTGCTCAAAAGTTTCAAATCCGCCCGGTATATTATTTGCCTCGTTGATAAATAATCTGTCTCGTCTTGGGCCCCGCACTTTATCTGGTTGGTCGGCTGAAAAGAACTCAATCTTACTCCCTGTTTCAAATTCGTAAATGCTGTCTGTTTTGTTCCATCGGCTGTCTCTGTAATAACCTTGAATCTTCATTATATTTAGAAAATCTCTCATCGCTCCTCTTTTAAGGTGCGGGAAACTCTCTGAAACTATGCTGGTTAGGATGGGTTTTTTATCTCGCTGGGCTAAATCTATCAGAATAGCAAGAATGCCTATGGTTTTGCCAGCACTTGTTCCTCCTACCGCTACTCTAATCCTTTTCTTCAGCTTTGTTAGTTTTCTTATTGCCGTTGTTATGTAATACATCTAATAAGGGTTTACCGCCAGAAGTTAAATCCATTTTCTCTGGCTCTTTGCCGTAAATTCTATCTCCTAAATAAACTAAAATCCTCGCTTCCTTTTTG